GAACGTTGACAGAAATGATTTTCCTATAGTTAAAATGATTTCAACTGAGTTGGCAAAGGTTGTTAACAGGATAGATATCTCTTGCCATTGCTATGCAGGCTTTAGTCCTAATGCAATCGCATCTCCACCACACAAAGATGGTATGGAAGTTTTCTTTGTGATGATCCAAGGATCAATGCCATGGAAGATATTCGAGAACGGTTGTGATTATAGCGATAAGACACAATCATATACTACCAAGTCAACCTTCTCTCGAAGATTAACACAAGGCGACTTTGTATATGTCCCAACAGGCATATATCATGTAGCAATCCCCGACAGTTCACGAGTAGGATTTTCTTTTGGTTGGTCTTAATATTTTGCATATTAGGTATTGACATTTAGCATAACATATACTATATTAAACTTTATAAATAATAGTGCAATGCAGAATGGTCTGGTTGCACTTTAATCTTGCTTGTACAAAGGAGATAAACATGACAGGCGTACAATCACTATTTCCACGTTCATCATTCGTAGGATTCGATCATCTACTAAATGAACTTGACTATGTTGCAAAACATTCATCCGATAACTATCCACCCCACAACATTCTGAGAACAGGTGAATCAGACTATCTGATTGAACTTGCTGTGGCTGGATTTGCAAAAGACGAACTCAACATTGAAGTCAAGGATCGCACCCTAACGGTCACAGGTGAACATGTAAGTAAAGGTCGTGAATACATTCACCGTGGTATTTCCACCAAGAAGTTCAAACGCACCTTTAGGCTGTCCGAACACGTAAAAGTAAACGGAGCAGACTTAGTGGACGGAGTATTGTCAATCGAATTGAAATATGAAGTCCCAGAAGAACTGCGTCCTCGTAAAATCGAAATCGGTCATTACGAGGAAAACACAAATGACACAGACACTAAACAACTTCTTCAAGAAGATAATTGACGCATATAAACGTAACCAAATTGCTAACGAAACAATCAAAGAGCTTTCAATGCTATCAGACAGAGAATTGAATGACATCGGATTGTCTCGTGGCGACATCTGGTATGTAGCACATCAAGACGCTGCTAAAGGTTACAAAGACAAAGTGGATGCAGTATATGCAAACCCTAACCTAAGAGGTTTTGTCTAATGTTTTATACAGAAACAGTAACAATTGGTAAGCGTACTTGGTTCCAAAGACGGATCGATAGTTTTTATAACTTTTGTGAAGTCGTTGGATATAGCAGAGCAGCTGCTCATCTTGCATCACTTGGTTATCATAAAGAAGCCAAGCATTGCATGGAACAGATTGCTAAGTTGAAACGCTGATAGAAGAAGCACAGCAGAGGGGCTGTAATGGCCCCTTCGATCTTACACACAGACACAGGAGAATATTATGTCTAATCCTTATCAAATCCGTACAGATATTCTAGCAATGGCAAAAAACATGTTAGATAAACAGTATGACACACAGATGAAAATCGCTCAAACTATGTTCGAAGCTAACAAAGAGAACATGGAACTGGCAACCGAAGCATGGGAAAGATACATTCCAAAGATGTATACCATGGAAGAGGTCATGGAAAAGGCTAACGAGATGTACTCGTTTGTTTCAGAAAAGAAATAAATAATGATTAGGCGTGGGTTGACACTCTCGCCTTTTTCTTTTATAATATAAGCTAAGTATAAGTTTGGAGGTTGTATGAACTTTTATACTAGCGTTAACCGTATTGGTAACAGTATTTTATATCGTGGTGTGAACGAGAGTGGCACACCTGTACAGATCAGACATAAGTTTGAACCCACTCTTCATCTTATTTCAAAAAATCCAAAAGCACCATACAAATCACTTGACGGTCAACCACTTGACGCTATCAAGCTTGACTCCATGTCTGAGGCAAGAGGTTTCTTAGACAAGTACAAGGACGTAGACAACTTCAGTGTTTATGGTAACACGAACTACATTCACCAGTTCATCACAGAAAAGTTTCCTAAAGAAATAAAGTTTGATCCAAGCAAAGTCAATGTCGTTAATATCGATATTGAGGTTGCATCTGATGACGGATTTCCTTTCCCAGAGGATGCAGCGCATCCAGTGATCTCTATTGCATTGAAGTCTAGTCTCAGTGATGTGTATCACGTGTGGGGATTGGATGCATATGACGCAGAGAATGCATATTCTGATAAACTTATCATACAATATCGTCACTGTAAAAGTGAGACAGAGTTACTTGCAAAGTTTGTTGAGTATTGGGCTAACAACTGTCCTGATGTTATCACAGGTTGGAACGTAAGACTTTTTGATATTCCGTATCTTGTCAATCGTATCACACGTGTAGGATCAGCGGATGGCGCAAAGCGTTTGTCACCTTGGAAACATATCTCTGAGCGTAACATTGTGATCAAGGGTAAACAAATGAATGCCTACGAACTTACAGGTATTCAGCAACTTGATTACTATGATTTGTTTCAGAAGTTTGGGTATTCCTATGGCGCACAAGAGTCCTATAAGCTAGACCACATCGCCTACGTTGTCCTTGGAGAGCGCAAACTTTCATATGAAGAACATGGTAACCTGTATACTTTATACAAGGAAGACCATCAAAAGTTCATTGATTATAATATTCGAGATGTTGAGTTGATTGAACGCATTGATGAGAAAATGGGTCTGATTACATTGGCTATGACCATGGCATACAAGGGTGGAGTGAACTACAGCGATACCTTTGGTACAACTGCCATATGGGATTCCATTATCTATCGTGAACTCTACAAGCAAAATATTGTCGTACCACCAAATGGAAACAAGACCAAGACATCATATCCAGGTGGTTATGTGAAAGACCCATTCGTTGGCGGTCATGATTGGGTGGTGTCGTTTGACTTGAACTCACTATATCCAAACTTGATTGTTCAATATAATATGTCACCTGAGACATTGATCAGTGATCGTACATATCCACATGGTGTTGACTACTATCTAAATCAAGACTTTGATATGGATGAGGACGTGTCAGTGGCAGCGAATGGTTCCTGCTATCGTAAAGACTTCCAAGGTATTCTTCCCAAGATCATTGAAAGCTATTATGAAGAACGTAAGGTCGTCAAAAAGCAAATGCTTGTAGCACAACAACAGTATGAAAAGACCAAGACCGTTGAGTTAGAGAGAGCCATCAACCAACTAGAAAACCGTCAAATGGCTATCAAAATCCTACTCAACTCACTCTATGGTGCTTTGGGTAATCAATACTTCAGATACTTTGATCAGCGTATTGCAGAAGGTATCACCTTGTCTGGTCAGTTATCTATTCGTTGGGCAGAGAATGCTATCAATACTGAGATGAACCGTATTCTTAAAACAAAAGGAAAAGATTATGTATTGGCTATCGATACCGATTCTCTTTATATTAACTTCGGTGATTTTGTTAATCAACTAAAACCCAAAGATCCTGTCAAGGCACTCAGCACTATCTGTGAGGAACACTTCGAAAAAGTCCTAGAGAAAGCATATGCAGAACTCTTTGATAAGATGAATGCGTTCAAGCCACGCATGGTCATGGCACGTGAAGCTATCGCTGACCGTGGTATTTGGACTGCCAAGAAACGTTATATTCTAAACGTACACAACAACGAGGGTGTCCAGTACGCTACACCCAAACTCAAAATGATGGGTATCGAAGCAATCAAGTCGTCCACACCTGAGGTCGTGCGTGATAAGTTCAAAGAGATATTCAAGGTTATTATTGAAGGCACAGAGCAAGACACACAAAAGTTTATTGCAGACTTTCGAAAAGAGTTCAAGAACTTACCACCAGAGTCAGTGGCATTCCCACGTGGCGTAAGTGATATCTCAAAATGGGCAGACAAGCGTGACGTGTATATCAAAGGTACACCTATTCACGTCAGAGGATCATTGTTGTATAACAAATGCGTGAAGGACAACGGTCTTGATCGTAAGTACGAGACGATCAAGAATGGTGAAAAGATCAAGTTCTTGTATTTAAAACAACCAAATCCTATTAAAGAAAATATTGTGTCATTTCCTCTGGTGTTACCCAAGGAGTTTGGGCTACATAACTATGTAGATTATGATATCATGTTTGAGAAAACGTTCATCGAACCATTAAAGTTCATACTTGATGCAGTAGGTTGGGATGTTGAACCTAGAGCAACTTTAGAGGATTTTTTTGGATGAGATTATTAGGCAGAAATCATTTTGTTGGGGAGGGGCGAGGTTTTAAAGGCTCTTTGCCAAGAGACCAATACATTGCAGATATGTTTACTTATCTTCAAGACAACTATGATTTTAAAACCATATTAGAGTTTGGCTTCAACGTGGGGCATTCTTCTACTTGGTTCTTAGAAGCATTTCCGAATGCAGAGATTACGTCATACGATCCAAAGGAATTGACCTATAATGACAAACGAATATGGAAGATGCAAAAAGAAAATATATAGGAGTCGTTTTCATTTTAGTGCCAGTTTTAGCGATCAATCTAGAAAGGATGAAGTGCCAGGCAGATATGATGCTATATTCATAGATGGTGGTCATACATTTGGAGCTGTATTAGAAGATATTAAATCTGCGTTAATGTTAGAAATACCTGTTGTGTTGATTGATAATATGGAACTTGAAGAACAACAAAGGGCAGTAAACTATTGGAAAAACAATCTTGACTTTGTGAGAGAATTCGAGTATTATACTAAGAATAACGATGGATTAACACATAGAAGAACAGTGAACTTATATCATGTACGCAGTTACGATATTCAAGAGTCAATATGATAATCAGACACACAGACGATTAGATTTCGACACTTGGGAACATTTCGAAAAGTTTTTATATAAACTCTCAGAGAGACCGTTGGAAGGTAAAAAAGATGCTGAACTTATTTCACCTGCTGTTTATCAAGATGGGACTACAAGAGCCAACAAGAATGTATTGGCTTGGGCAGGTTGGGCTGCTGTTGATGTTGATGATCATGAGTTCAAGGGAAACCTAAAAGATGAACTTAGTAACCGCTATGGTAAGTACACTTATATTTGTTATTCTACTGCAAGCAGTAAGCATGGTCTACCGAAGTTTAGATTGGTCTTCCCACTTAGAAAAGAAGTTGGGGCAGACGATATCAAACATTTCTGGTTCGCACTCAACAGCGAACTTGGATCAATCGGAGATAAACAAACTAAAGACTTATCTCGAATGTATTTTGTACCTGCTACGTACAATGACGCTTTCAACTTTATTTTTACTAATCTTGGCGATCCTATAGACCCTATTGACTTAATGTCAAAATGGGAGTATAATGACAAGAAAGATTCTAAGAACTTCCTTGATAGACTTCCTGAGGAATGGCAAAAGCAAATACTAGAGTATCGTAAAGATAAGCTAGATAATAACAGTTACATATGGAGTAGCTATACTGATTGTCCGTTTTGGCCTAAGTCTTTGGCTGCGGAGTATATCACCATTAGTGGTACTGGTTGGTATAGACAGATGTATCGTATCATGATTGCCATTGCAGGTAAGGCTATTGAGAGAGGTTATCCTATTACTGCCACTGAGATCGTGACGTTGTGTAGACAGTTTGACTCAGAGACAGGCAACTGGTATGAGAATAGACCTATGGAAACTGAAGCGAACAATGCACTAGAATATGCATATAAGAATGGAGTGATACAGTGAGCACATTACTTGAGTTTTTGGATTCAGATGCGGATCGACAAGGTAACTTTGTAGAACAAGAATGGGTTCACATGCCTGAGTTTGTTCAAGAGGTAGATAAACCTTATGCAAAGATCATTGTTCGATTTGAGACCAAAGAAGCTTTGAAAGAGTTTGGTGAACTGATTGGACAGACAGTTAATGTTAAAACAAAAAGTATTCGATATCCTAAACTAGAACGTGGATTAGATAAAGCATTACGATGGGTAGATGATGAGTAATATTACATTATTGAATGGCGATTGCCTTGTAAAACTACAAGAACTTGATGACAACAGTGTGGATAGTATCGTTACTGATCCACCCTATGGCATTGACTTTATGGGTAAGAAGTGGGACTACGATGTTCCATCTGTTGAGATTTGGGAACAATGTTTTCGTGTTCTAAAGCCTGGTGGACATCTACTAGCATTCGCAGGAACACGAACACAGCATCGTATGGCAGTTCGTATCGAAGATGCAGGATTTGAAATCCGTGATATGATTGCTTGGGTATATGGCTCAGGATTTCCTAAGTCACATAACATCAGTAAGGCTCTTGATAAAATGGCAGGTGCTGAACGTGAAGTAGTTGGAAAATATAAGGTTCCTGCAGATAGTGCTGCGGGTAATAGAGGTAAATCGATACAGGGTGGAGTGTTTACAGATATTGTATATGGTCAATGGACACCCGCAACTAAAGGTGGGGTTGACATTACTGCCCCTGCCACAGATGATGCTAAGAAATGGGATGGTTGGGGTACTGCACTTAAACCTGCACACGAACCTGTTGTGATGGCACGAAAACCATTTAAGGGAACTGTTGCTAATAATGTATTGCAATACGGAACAGGTGCAATTAATATTGATGAGTCAAGAATATCATTATCAGAAAATGATGACTCAAGACTAGGTGGTAAAGGCACTTGGAAAACTGATAAGATGGCAAAAGATGTTTATGAAGGCGGATATGCTGGTATAGAAACAGGTTCAAGTGAGTTAGGTAGATTCCCTGCTAACATCATACATGATGGTAGTGATGTTGTAAAAGATATATTTCCAAATAATAAAGCAGGTTCATATAAAGGTGATGGTTCAAAATCTGGTGGTATATGGAGTAAATCAACTGGACAACCAGCAGGTAGAGAGTATGGTGATGAAGGTTCTGCATCAAGATACTTCTATAGTGCAAAAGTTTCCTCTTCAGAAAGAAATCAAGGTCTAGAACATTTAGAAACAAAACAGAATACACACCCAACAGTCAAACCTATTGATTTA